ACGTACCACTCGTTGCAGGATCTACACATTAATTAGTTAGAGTAACTCGTAACCCAGACCTTGTTTTAGGAGTTAAATGTGGATACAATTCATTATTAGTTAAAAAATTATCATGTTCCTTTACTTCTGTATCAAATATATTTAATGTTTCATGTAATTTATCATTTAATTTTTGTGCCAGAGCATTTACATCAGTAAATAATTCATCTGCCTCTAATAATATAAATGCACTTAATGGTTCTAATTTCGGTAAAAATTCTCCATTTCTTGGTGATCTTCTACCTTGACCACACCAATCATTTCTTGTAAATATATATGGTTTTCCATTATTATCTTGTCTTAAATTAGCATTTCTAAAACCTAAATTAGATGCTGGATCGGATACATCTGCCTTTGCAACACTTGTAAGTGGTGTATTTGAACTAGTAGTATAATAACCTGGGCCATTAAATAAATTATATTTTGTGCTCATAGTATTATCTGCATAACCAATATTATTCATGTAATATCCTAGTCCTCTATTCTTTGCAACATAAGAAGGAAAATTTTTCCAGCAACTTTGATTTAAATTATCATAATTTACTAGACCAATTTCTGAAGTTCCTAATTTTTCTATTTCCCAATTTAAACCCCATAAATCACCTTGAGATACTGTATCTAATGATGACATTTCAGTTCTACCTGTTAAAACAATTTCTACTCTGCCAGTTCCTGCATATCCTATTGATGAAAGATTTGCAGTTTGTTCAATTACACTTTCTATTTTTATTGCATTTATTTCTAGATTACCACCTAAATCTTCTACACCCCACATCATATCATTATAAACATTACATAATTTATTTGCACCTGATTGACCACCAAACCATGATGCATAATCTGTTGGTTGTCCTGATTTTGGATTTGTATCACCTGATTTACCTAAAACAAAACCAACAATTTCATCTACTCCTGCACCAACACTAGTAACATAATTGCCAGTTATATCTTTCATTGCAATAATAAAATGACATGTATTTGCATCAATTACTGGGCCTACATAAGCATTAGGTGGAGTTCCAATAACTCCTGCATTTAAAAAAGATACTGAGCCTGGCGTATAAGTAAATCCTCTATTATTTGTTCCATTTGTTGTATCACCATAAATAACTGGAGTTTGTTTATTTTCTGAATGAGTTGAACTAGACATAGCACCCAATGGATGACATAATGGCATACCAACTGAATAAGTATTATTATTATTCAAATAGAAAAAGACCTCAACTAAAACTTTATTATCACAATATTTTTTTTGTTTTCCATCTACTGTAACTCTATCTCCTGTAAATTCTATAGTTTGAGATGATCCAGCATTTTGAGCATTCAAAGCAACCATTTCAACGGAAACGGTATCTCCTCTTTTCAATTGAAATTGTGTTTCAGTGCTCCATTTTGAATTAAAATCGTTATTATCTTTATTATCAATAATGCTATCACCTCTAGATGCTTCAATTAAAAAAGTTTGAGTATTTGGATAAGTCTTATTATCGTTCATTTATATATTATTAGATTATAAATTAAAATTTTAATTAAAATTTATAATTATATTTTAATTAAAATTTAAATATATTCTTAAAGATTTTTCTTTTAACTGCCAGAAACAAAGATAGTGCCATTTTTGATCATCATAACTCTCTCATTTTCACACCAAACTAATACTCTATTTTGTTCATAATTTTGTTGAGTTCTCTGATATCCAATTGTTAATTCTACTGGAGATTTACCAACTGACATACCTGCATATGCTACATTATCATAAGTTCTTGCAAGATTGATACCCATGTATGCCATTGAACCACATAAATTACTTTCAAAATGACCATACATATATTTATCAGTTGGAAATGCAGATTGTTCAGGGTTCAAAGTAAAGGCCGCGTTTTCAACTTGACCTACAAAAGATGTTAAACCCATGTTAGATTTTGCAGGAGTTCCAATAACTTGACTAAGTTCATTCCATAATTTACAATCCATATCTAGTGCATTAACAAAAATGTTCCTATTATTTACTTTACATTGTAAAGTAGTTTTTCCTTGAGATGCTCTTGAATTATAATCTCCTAAAATAGGATTACTCATAGATGTAATTGCACCTGTAGCATCACCATAATTTGCCTGTTTTGGTGTAGCAATTAAAATGTTTCTTACAATTTGACTATCTAATCCTAACCTAACAATTTTTGTTTGGTCTTGAGGTGTAGCAGGAGGAGCGGCAAGCCCTGGTATATATTCCTCAACATGAACATAATCGGTATAAACTAATTCAACACCTTGATTAGCAATCCTTTGTTCAATTCTTGCCATTGGTGATGGTCTATTTGGTTTATCATCATAATATACTAAATCCAATAACATTTTACAACTATCTAATACAACATTACTACCTGCTGCCCATGTATCAGTATTACCTGCAACTTGATTTACAACTGTTCTTACACCTAGTAAATCATCTGAAAAATCTATAACTATTGTAATTCTTTCATTCAAAAGGCCTAATGGCAATTGAGTTTGGGATAAAAATGGAAATACTGCCTTAAGTGGCACAGATATTTCTGGAGTTGCGGCACTAGTTGTTTGTAATCTAAACTCTGCCTTTTTATTATATACATTGGCACTTAATGCTTCTAAACCTACTATGCCAGTTCCATCGTCTTCTGCATCTAAAGAATACATACCTTTCAATCCTGCCGCGTCTTCATCAACTTTTAAACCTGAAAAATGTAAAATTTCGGTTTGATAAACTTGGTCTCTGATATCCTGATCTACAAATGTATTTTTAAGTTGTAAAAGATGAGCAAGTTGGTCACAATCTGCTAGTAATACATTGCCGTAATACATGGAAATTCTTCGGATAAAACTAAGAGCACCTGAAAACAATGGTGCATCTTGATGATTATTTGGGACTGTTGCCTTGAAAGTAAAAAATACATCACTTTCCAATAAACCTTTTTGAGGTAATAAAAATTTACATTGACTTTGAGATGAAGCAGTTGGTTCTAGCACTTCGGTTTCTACTCGCTGGTCTTGTGCTTCTAGAGTTGTCATGCCTACTAATTTGGTTAAATCTGCCATTTATTATATATATTATTAAAATATTTTTTTTAATAATATAAATCATTTTTAAATAAATCTATTTTTTATACAACCTTAAGTTGATATACTTACAATTCCATTACTATCAAAATTAATCATACCTCTATGTAGGAAATATGAATATGCACTCATTGGACTGTTACCATCTAATTTACTCTGAACTCTCATAGAAAAAGGTTGTCCTCTAAAACTAGTAGTTGAACCATTTCCAACTGCATCATATCTACATCCAATACCATAACAATTTTGGAAACCATTTGTTCCAACTCCTGTTGTGGAGTTATGATGAACATCACCATTGGCAATACTTAATCCTTCTGAATTGGCACCTGGCATAGAACTAGTTGCTTTTTGTAATACTCTAAGAGCAGTTTGATAATAAAATTGTCTCTGTGCTTCAAATTGACTACCTGCATATTGATCATTTACTGTAGCATCTCTTTGGACAACATTTTGTTCATCAATCTTAAATTGTAATGGAAATTTAACTCCTGATTTAATAAAATCAATTCCACTAATTGGTGCCTTATTAACTTGTGGATTTCCTGCGGCACTAGATTTATTCAGAAGAGGAGTAGTTTTATAACCATCATCATTATATGATGAAATATGTTCTGTTGGCACAAAATTAGAAAATTGAGATACAACTGCACTTAAGGCAGGATTAATTTGTTGGGTATTATCACCATTATTAATTACACTGTAAAATGATTGAAATGCACTAAATGGTAATGCCTTAATTGGTGGTAATCTACCTCCTGCTGGAACACCAAATTCACCACTTAGAGATACATTAGATAATACATAAAAACTATTAATTGTAGATGGAGATGCTGTAGTATCACCAAATAATGCTTGGATACTAGGTGCTAGTTGGATATTTATTCTTAGACCGCCTGTTCCTGCATTATAAGATAATGGCAATGGATTTCCATTTAAAAATACACCACACATGAGAGGCATACTAACTTCTATGTAACTTCTTTGAGTTCCACCTGTAATATCTCCTGCTGTGTTACAAATTCTTCCTTGTGCTTCTTTATTTGAAGTAGCACCAAATTGTTGTCCTAAATAAGATGTATAATCGGAAAATCCTGCACCTGATGGTATAAGACTAGCCAACATTCTTGGATATGATCTGCAATATTCAATGACATTATTTTGCAGATTAGAAACTGTAATATTATCAATTACGCTTGCAACTCCTACTTTATTATTAAGTAGAACTTCTTTCAAACCACCACCATCTTGATCGTTATTATTTGGTCTTGCACCATTACCATCTGTTAGTTGAAGTCTAAAATTAAGTCTCATTTTTTCGGTCATAAGATATAAATCGGATGCTGTTAAAGAAAAAGATATAAGTGGATTACCTGAAACATAGGAGTAAGTGCTTTCACCACTTGATTGATTTTGTGGTGATATCTCAAATTTTTGAACACTTTCAATGCTTTGTCTGCTTACTACTGACATTTATTATATATATTATTAAATAAAAAAATAATTTAAAATTCATCAATTTTTAAATTATTTTGTATTACCATAAAATTTGATCTGCATAATATCCATTACTTCCTTTTTTATGTCTATCTTTTTCATGTCTTGCCTTATATGCCTTTCGTTTTTTATCTGCAACCTCTTTACCTTCAGTTGCCTTATATGTTGGAAAATCTTTGTAGCCTACTGCTCCAATTGAGGCAATCTTCTTACCATTTTTGAATACATCAATTTTCTTTTTTTTATTTGAACTAGGTTTTATGGTAACACCTAATTTCTTTGCCCTATTTTTAGAATAACTTGTAATCTTGTAACTACTCATTTATATATACATTAGAAATTATTTATCATATTTAGAAACTCTACCTTTAGATTTTTTTTCTTTCATGGCATTTTTTATTTGTTTTTTTGATAGTTCCTTAAATGTTGCAGGAGTTTTCTTAGAGATTTTTTTTGTAGGCCTATATACATCTCCTTTCTTCTGATAGCCTACCTTGCCTTTTTGATTTCTCCATTCTTCCTTAAACCATCTAGTTAAGCCATCTTTATTTTTCTTACCTGAATATGGTTGTTTCTTTTTACCATGTTTCTTTTCAAATTCTTCTTTGTATTGCTTAACTAAAAGGCCAGATCTATATGCAGAATGTTTTGGATATTTTTTTTTAATCTGTTTTGCTACTTTTTCATAAAGTTTTAAATCAGTTGGTTGAGACATTTATTATAATTAATATAGAAAAAAATAATTGAAGGAATTATTAAAATATATAGCATAAATAATGATATATATTTTATTATATTCTAAATAAAAAATAAATTTTTAAAAAATCAATAATTCCTACTTTTCCTTCGGAATAATTAAAATACTACTGCAAGAGAGTTTTGAGAGATAACCAAAGTTCTTATATGATATACCCATGTTTGAAGTAATTTTTCTAGTTCATTATCTCCTGCGGCAGTAGAATATTCCATATCTAATCTTATTTCTTGATTATTTGCATCAAATGATTTACCTACTTTTGCAAGTTCTCTACCTATTCCAAACATCTCTTTATTTTTACATAAAAATCTAGGTGCAATCTGAAATCTAGCAAGTGCCTTTTTCAATTCATGTTGATGAATAGCATTCCATTCTAAATTATTGGCAACACTGGCAACTCTTGTTACATCTACTCGTCTATTTGGCGTAAGCCTATTAGCAATATTATATTGATATGAAGTCATACCATCTCCTATACTATTTAGATTATCATCTAGGTAACCATTTTGTGTTTTTGTTGGAAAACTATTTATTGACATTGCTCTAAATTCAGTTGTTCCAAATAAAACATT